AGAGAAAGGGAATAACACGGGATTATATGATGAGAAGAAAAAATATTTAGTAGACATCATGGGGGTGGCTACGATAGTAAAGATTGGTGAGGAAAGGTATGATGATATTTACGGTGAGCCTACAGTCATGTATAGCTTAGGGTTTTATAACAAGGCCTTAGAAGACTTAGGGGAAAATGATGACCATACCTTTGAGCCTATGAAAAAAGATAAAACCACAGGATGTAATATTGCTACATGGAAGAGATTAAAACAATATCGATTACCCTTTAGTGATACAGGATATCGTTCTGACTTCAGCGATATTGTTAAGGAAGGTACATACGGTAGCTATGAAGAAGTGATTATGGATAGTGCCATAAACAATCTTAAACATTGTGGTATCACCAGAAACAAATACTTCGATGCAGAAACCATGACCGATGTTCCTGCCGTTAGAATCATTAAGGAATTAGAGTAATGAATATTACCCATTATTTTTTATTAATCTTAACAACACTTTTTGTTTTCAGTGCTAGTGGTTGTTCTTACATTGTAGAGAAAAATAAAAAAGGTGAGATATCTATTGAGCCATTAGAATCTATTCAAAAAGTAAACTGCAATACAGATAAACTTACAAAGCTAGAAATTACTAAGTGCGAAATGGAAGCTAGATTATTGGAGTTGAAATACTAAATCTTACATGTGTAAGAAAAATAAACATATTACATGCCCTTCATGTAAAGGGTATAAGTCTCTAAGAATACGACATGATAATTTTAAATTTAAAAAATTCTTTAATATTCAAGGTTATTGTTTTAAGTGTGGTATTAGTAGAGATGTAAAGTTAAGTAAATTTTATATAGAAAGGCAAACATGGAAGACGGCAATCTAAGATTATATGTTCTCAAAATACTACTGACAAAGAAGAACTTTCTTAGAGTTAAAAATATTATACACAGAGATTTTTTCTCTAATGGAGTAAGAGATATCTACAATGCGATATGTCAAATTTATGAGGATAATCCTGAGATAGAACAGATTACTTACGATGATTTACGAATCAGTTTCTTTGAAACATACTTCTCTAATCAAAGTGTTAATGCTCAGCTAAACATCAAAAACATTATCAGTCGTTTGGAACAATCAAAACCGATGACTGATAGTGTGATTGAGAATGCTATCAAGAGTATGTACAAAATGGCTAAGGCAGATGAGATGTCTAAACTATGTATTAACTTAGGAAACAATCCTAGTAAACATTCTTTCCAAGAGATTAAAAGATTCTTGAATGAGATTGATGAAGAGAACTTTGAAGACAAAGAGAATACACTAGTTACCAATGACTTTGATGAATTACTTTCTATCAATGAACACAACGGTGAGTTCATATTTAATATTTCAGAGTTACAAAATGCTACGGGGGGTATTGGTCGGGGTAACTTTATGGTTGTATTCGCTAGACCTGAAACAGGAAAGACTGCATTCTGGGTTAGCCTTGTTGCTAAGCAAGACGGATTTGCATGGCAAGGATATAACTGTCATAGCTTCATTAACGAAGAACCTGCGAAGCGAACACAGATGAGAATGGTCAACGCCTGTAGTGACATTACGAGAAAAGAAGTTTACAATGGTAGTAGGCATTTAGCTGAGGAACAATGGCGTAAGATTAAAGATAACATATATACTCATGACAAAGTAGATATGACTATGGAAGACTTAGATACCTACTGTAAAGATAATGAAGTTGATATATTAGTCATTGACCAATTAGACAAAGTTAATGTGACAGGTAAATATAATTCATCTCATGAAAAGTTAAGAGAGATATACAGACAAGGTAGAGAACTAGCCAAGAGATACAATTGCTTAGTGATTGGAATGTCACAGGCTTCTGCTGAGGGGCATGGCAAAGCAACATTAAGTTTCAATCTTATGGAAAATTCAAAAACAGGAAAGGCCGCTGAAGCTGATTTAATTATCGGTATCGGTAAGAATGATGTAGAAGAAATTGATGTGGAAGAAGGGCATCGAAGAACCATATCTATATCCAAGAATAAATTATCGGGAACACATCCTGTATTTAATCTTCACATTATCCCTGCCTTGTCACAGTACAAATCAATATTAGAATAGAAAGGAATAGCAGTGATTACTGTATTAGATATAGAAACAACATTCACCAAAGACGGTGACCCTACACCCTTCAACCCTGAAAATAGGTTAGTGAGTATAGGAATCAATGACCAATACTTCTTCTTTTATCATAAAGATATGAATGACATGAAGAAGATTCAAGAAAATAAAAAGGCAGTTCAAGACCTACTTGATAAATCTGTTTTAGTTGTAGGGCATAACTTAAAGTTTGATATGTCATGGCTCTATGAGTTTGGATTTAAATACAATGGTAAGTTATATGATACCATGTTAGCAGAGTATATAATTAACAGAGGTGTTAAAGGTAAATCAGTATCATTAAAAGAATCTTGTAAGAGAAGACAAGTCAATATGAAATCAGATATCCTTGCTAACTATATGGATGAAGGATACGGCATTGATGAGATTCCATTAGAGAAACTAGAAGAGTATGGTAAGCAAGACGTAGCTATTACTCGACAGTTATATCTTACACAAGTAAGATTGTTCAATCAGCCTGGGAATAAAGTCCTCAAACCTACAAGAGATTTAATGAATGATTTTCTACGTGTCTTAATTGATATGGAATGTAACGGAAATTATATTGATTTACAGGAATTAGATGTAGTGGAAAAGGAATTGAATCAAGAATACTATCAGTTGAAAAATAAGATTAATAAAATTATCCAACAAGTTATGGGTGATACAAAGATTAACTTATCATCGACTGAGGATTTATCTAAGGTTATCTATTCTCGAAAGGTACACGATAAAAATACTTGGTCAAACTTATTTAATGTAGGTATTGATAAAAGAACAGGTAAGCCAATGAAAAGACCTGACATGACTGAGAGAGAAGTAGAACAGTTGACACTAAAACATACTGACCAAGTCTATAAAACAATTGCTCAGCAGTGTGACATGTGTAGTGGTTTGGGGTACATAAGAAAGATTAAAAAAGACGGAACAAAATTTAAGTCTACAAACAAATGCCCTAAATGTAAAAGTGAAGGAATGTTATTTATAGAAACAGAAGCAAAGGCAGGATTTAATTGGAAGACAAAACAAGTTTATGATGTGGCTCAAGGTGGATTCAAGACTGACAAAGAAACCTTAAATAGAATCAGTAAACTAGCTGAAGGTTCACTAAAAGAATTTGTGGATAGTGTCATTCGATACAGTGCTATTGAAACTTATCTTAATACTTTTGTCACAGGAATTAAAGATAATGTAAGAGAGAATAAAATATTACACCCTTCTTTTAATCAACATACCACAGTCACAGGTAGATTATCTTCATCTAAACCTAACTTCCAAAACATGCCAAGAGGTGATAAGTTTCCTGTGAAGAGAGTGATAAAATCTAGGTTTGAGAATGGGCAAATCATTGAAGTTGACTTTGCTCAGTTAGAATTTCGTACTGCCGTCTTCCTAGCCCAAGACTTACAAGGCATGGAAGATATTAAGAATGGTGTTGATGTTCATCAATACACTGCTGATGTTATTGGTTGTTCACGACAAGATGCAAAGGCCCACACATTCAAGCCTTTATATGGTGGAATGATGGGTAAGAAAAAAGAAAGGGAATACTATGATAAGTTTTTAAAGAAGTATAAAGGAATTGCTAAGTGGCACTTAGACCTACAGGAAAGAGCCTATAGAACGAACATTGTTCGATTGCCTAGTGGTAGAGAATATTATTTTCCTAATGTATATAAAAGACCTAACAAATATACTGGTGATTTTATATATTCAAATTCTACCAATATCAAAAACTATCCTGTTCAAGGATTTGCCACGGCTGATATTGTTCCTCTAGCCTGTATTAATGTGTGGGAACTTCTTAAAGAACGTGAACTAAAAAGTATTATTATTAATACTGTTCATGATTCAGTTGTTCTTGATGTTCATCCTGATGAAGTTGATGATGTTATTAGTATTATCAAAACAGGATTTATCAATGTCAAGGATTCTTTATTAACAAGATATAGTTGTGAGTTAAATGTGCCGTTAGATTTTGAAATAAAAAAAGGTTCAAATTGGCTTGACTTATCCACA